CCAAAAGAATCGTAGACGACAAAACCCTGGAACTCATAGGTGGAAGTGATATGTATATTGCCGTGTGTAGGAAACATCTATAATTTGAAAATCTTATCGGATATATTTCGTGCGCCTCTTCTCAACCAACCCACCATAGATACAGAGTCGTCTTCATATAAAGGAATGATCAGAGAAATCCTAACACAACCATCATTCTGTCTGGAAACTGAATGCTTTACTTCACTCCCATTGTACACAACACCTTTACCCGCACGACTCTCATCAACCCTGACTCTTTCGTATCGATCTTTAGTCATGAGATGAGACGCATTACATTCACTGATGTACACGTTACACACGTATGTCTTTCGTAACCCGTTCGTGAAGTTATTGTCGAAATGCCAGTCGATATAATGACCCTTCTTATTATACAGGCGCAAAAACCAACAGTACTGCTCTCTTTCACAATTGGCTGGTTTCAAACCGTCTGTGTCGATTTTTGAAACATAGTCCTCTATGATCTTATACACTTGTGGTAACTTCTCTTTCACGGTACTTCTCACAAGTTTGTAACCCTCGACTGGACCGGCACTTGTTTTATTACCATGTTCTTCTATGAGTTTGATGATATCATTTACATATGGATTCAAGTTATTAGAAATTGTAGAACAATCAACATGTTCAAAATTCCCACTCTGAGCTGGCTTAAGATACCCATTCCATAAATTTAACATGAATGGTATCAGGATTATGAACACTATAATTAATAGGATTCTAATCTTCATACAGTAGGATGTTATTTTTTTAAATTCTATGAACATCGAGAATAAGTACAACCCTTCGACCATCTCCAGTCTTCACGACTTCATGATATCTTGAGTGATCAAATATGAAATCCCCACCTTCGTGGTGTACGTGTGGTCCATTCTCAGTGTATAGGGTACAGTCACCGTCACCAAATATCGTGATGTGGTATCTCAATAAATGATTAGTTTCAGCCCTATGGGGTGGTATAGTCATAGGACCCTCCATGACCGCGAACGCACACGTCCAATTATAAATACTGGGTATTTGATCAGTTAAACTTTTCAATAGAGGGAAATCTTCACCTTTGTAATAGTAATATTTTTCATTCTTTTCAAACCATGGATCCAAATCATGATAAAATCGTTTGTCGAGTTTTTTCGAAGCCTCTTCAAACTCTTTCTGTATTTTTTTGAAGTGTGTTTTCATCAACCACAATCCTTTGAAGTTCCAGGTGGAATATTCTTTTGAATAAAGTAAAATATCTATGAATGTATTTCTTATTCCAATCATCGGACGTTTCCAGTTACTGAAATATAATTTATCAATCGGTGCTTTCATGTAATCATGTACAACCATCACTATAGGAATCAACAACAGATTCCACATTATTTTCTCCATACATAATAAATGCCAGGTTATACCCCAAAAACTTCGGGTTACGCTCCAGCTCCCACCACGGAGACCAAGGATCTCAAGGAACGTTTCTCGATGCCATCCATCCCCCAACTGACCATCATACAGATGATCCTCGCTGCGGTGATCATCTTTTATGCCTACACTGCGCGTAAGGTTCGAGGGGTTGTCGTTGGAACTCTCGCGCTGACTATCGGTCTCCTCCACATGTACGATCACCTTTACCGCGTCCAGCGTGGTCCCGAGAAGCTCCTTCTCTTCTCTGGAGATGGTAACAAGGAGAACTACTGTGCCACTGGTGCATGTGGTATGTAAATTATATTTGTGAATATTAAGTATGCGCGTCAAGATCGTTCGCAGCCCGGATCCAAAAAAGAAGTTCAGGGCAATACTAGAAGACGGTAAAACTGTTGATTTTGGTGCAAGAGGGTACTCAGACTACACCAAACACAAGACACCCTCACGAATGCGATCGTACGTACTCAGACATGGTGGTCAGATACCTAAACGAATCATAGCGGAGAGAGATCCCAGAAAGATTCAGAACATGATGTTAAATGTCGATCGGAGTGATAAGGAAAATTGGAAAATGAGTGGTATCAACGGGGCTGGTTTCTGGTCACGTTGGTATCTCTGGAGTTTTCCGAATGTAAAAGATGTAAAGTCGTTTATGAAAAAACGGTTCAATGTAGATCTCGTTTGAGAGATTCAAATTTTTTAAAAAATATAGTCATCGTCTCGAGGCGTTCGTAGAGTTCTTTACCTAAATAGTGCTCTACGAATTCTTCTGTAAATTCAGTACCGGATGCGTACCCTTCGATAATCTCTTGTGCGTCACTCATATTAGTTCCGTCCCATCCTTCTAATACTCGCTTGACGTCTTCTATATTCATTATTTAATTACACTTGTTTTGTTTAAGCGTTGTTAGGTACCGTCTCACGAGCCTTGTTAATCGCGTTGGTAGCCAACTGAAGGGCGAGCGCACGGAGCTTCTTCGCGTTGTTGTTGAGCTTGTTCACGTTACCGTTGTTCGCGGGCTTCACGTTGTTGGCGGGCTTGTTCGCGTTACCGTTGTTGGCGGGCTTCACGTTGTTCGCGGGCTTGTTCGCGTTGTTCACGGGTTTGTTCGCGTTGTTCGCGGGTTTGTTCGCGTTGTTCGCGGGTTTGTTCGCGTTGTTCGCGGGCTTGTTCACGTTGTTCGCTGGCTTCGCGTTCTGGTTCGACTGAGAATTAGCCATGATCGTTTTATACTAATAAATAATATTATTTTTTCAACTCACGTTTTTTAAGAGCTACCTTTAATTCAGCCATTAGTTTTGTGCGTGTAGAATTTATGACTGGTTTCCTGGATGGTGGAGGTGGAGGTGGAGGTGGAGGAGGACCACCTCGGGATGGTAGTTGAGAATTGGGTACGACGATCGTCTTACAAATTCGAATCACCTGCTGAGCATTTTTGACACTATTTTCAAAATTCATAGTAATCCTAGAACGAAGTTCCTTGGCTGTAAATTTGACGCGTTTCCCGCGAACATCTTTCGTAACCCGTAGACCCAGCTTCTTAGCCTTCTCTTTCAGGTCCTTGTACTGCATTTAATACTAACAAAGAAAATCGTCACACTGCCTGATCAAAACATCAAAAAATCTGTAAATGTCCTGATTTCCCCAACATCGATAAGTCTAACAAACTCGATGTCTTCTTTTGAAAATAAAAGTGGGTCCGGTAAAGCCATTGTATATGCGCGACCTATAGTCAATGAGATCTGATCGAGATAAATTAAAATTTCATTAATATCGACCGTGTCTATAGCTACCCTAAATTTCCCCACAGATAATTCATATCTACCATCTTGTGTGTGAGTAAGTAGCCGTTTCTTTATAAACTCATCACTATCATTACTGGGGGGTGTACCCCCAATTTTTTGGTCATGTCCTGTGTAACGCATGAGCTTTTGTAAACCTGGTACGAGCTTTTTCAAAAAAATGCGTTTTTCAATACTTAGAAACATTATCTTATATATCAATATAAAATGACTGCCACTACGCGAAGTAGTTCCGCGATGGCTGGTGCGTCTACAGCGTCTTCTTCCCTTATAAATATAGCCGTCATATGGTATTTCATGCAAACAGAATACCCAGGGGCTGAATTAACTTTACCCATGAAAATAGGTGTTGGATGTTGTTCATGTTCTCTGCTTTCATCTATAATACGAATAATACAATACCTGATACATTTCTTGACCGGTATTAAAACATTCTAAAATTTTCTCAGTATATAATAAACGATGGGTGCAGCAATGTCATCAGCATGGTTTTTTATCAGTCCTATCCCCGATATTTCTTCAAAAGGTAAACCCAAACCAATGTCAGCGGCTATAATGTCCTGTAGTTGTATCATTTTAATGATGATGTTTTACGCTGGATACCGTTTCCAGATGGAATCACTAATGCCGTTACCGGCACCGTTTTATCCGGGTATGTTACTCGTATGTTGTCTATCCTGCTGCTCAAGTAGTAAACTTGTTGGACAGGGGCGAAAATTCGCTAAAATTTAAAAAAAGTTATCCGTGCGATACATATTCACCTTAAATGAACCAGTCTTACCAGGTACTGAGACTGTTTCATTTCCATAAAGTTCTTGACACCCAATATCCTCCATGCAATCACGAGCATTGTGACTCACTGGAATGGGATAAATTTGCTGACCCGGGGTTGTCGTATAATAATGATACCTATCACGCCTCCCACGAACCTCTTTTCCGTATAATGGCATGGTCACGTCTCCCGTTCCCGTGATAAGTCCCATTTGTTGCATATGACCAGGTTTATACTTCTTGATCGGTGGACCTCTATACTCTGGTGGCTCATGACGCACCATAGTTGGTCGAGGTGACATTGGGAGCATCACCTTCACGATACGTGGATTGTACCACATGTACATGAGCGCGAGTACAAGTACAAATAGAATAGATGACATGAGCTGCGTCTTAGTCCTGTTCTTCATTTACCATAGTTAAGGAAAATGTTTGAGATAGATATATGAAGGATATAACCATTCTTGAAAATTTCATCAACGACGAAGAGCTAGAAGAGGCTCGACAATTCATTGGTGAACAATCACTCAATTTAGATAATAAATACTATGGTGAAAAACAGCCAGCCATAAACCGACAGTGGTATTTCATACCAGCAGATAATGCTTATAAAAAAATTCTAATTGATTTGAGACCTCAAAGGGATTGGGATTATGGAATGGAAGATATTATCCCTTCTGCAAAAAAGTTCATTTTGAAAATTAAAAATAGAATAGACAAATGTACGAATACAAATTTTGTTTTACAACGAGTTTATTTAAATCGTCAAGTACGTGGACAAGACGTGACATTACACATAGATGATCAAAAACCAAATGTATATACACTTTTAATCTATATAGGTGATATTACACCCGAAAACTATGATAAAGCTGGTGGAGACTTGGAATTGAAAACTAAAGAAATTACCAGAATTGAACCGTTCACAAAAAGAGCTGTACTATTCAAGGGGTATATACCACATCAGGCTTATGCACCGTTAGTCCCGGGTTTAACTCGCATTTCATTTGCATTCAAATTTATAGATACGGCAAATGAACTTCCATTTAGTGTAAATTATAGTTAAGGAAAATCTTTCACATAAAGACATGAAGGTGTTGGCGATAGACATCGGGTATCATAATATGGGTCTCGTTTTAGCCGAGTCTTTATCGGGACCAAAAATTACGGTAGAGTTCCTAAAGAAGGTGAGTTTAGAAGATTATAAATATATAAAGTCAAATGATTTTGTAGACACGATTCCTTTATTTGTAGAAGATCACCAAAGTATTTTCGACTCAGCTGACAAAATACTTATAGAACGACAACCACCTGGTGGCTTTCAAAATATCGAGATTTTATTACATTACATGTTCAAAGAGAAGGTTCTATTAGTGTCACCTGTGAGCATGCATGTGCATTTTGGAATGCGACATTTAGAGTATGAAAAACG